CAATCAAATCAACGTTTGCACTTGTTTTATATCCACCATCGGGACCATATTGATTGACGGTATATAATCTTTTCTTTTCAGGAATTGACGTATCAATCATGTCAGGTTGATTAACTAATGGTACATCAATCCATGTTGTCTCTTTAGTATATGCTTGGTTTTTTGGCACAACCCTTGTTCCAGCGCCCTTAACAAAATAAGGTTCTAAATTAGACGCAATTAATTTTTTTCTAAATTGGTCTGAAGCTGAAAATGATAATAAGTTGTCTGTCATCTTATACTGTTTTTTATAAATAGATGAAAACAGGATTTTTTATTTATATTTTTAATCACCAACACTGTATCCACTCTTATCTGATACTGTAGTTTTAACCGATTTTGCAATTTCATTTGCAATATGTGTTTTAATAACGTCAGACAATCCAACATCTAATCCTGTGACTCTAACATCAATAACAGGATTACCTTCCACTTTAATAAATTTATCTTTTGATACCGCTTGAGTATATTCATTTATTCTGTCCAAAAAAGTTTCTGTTCCACTGGCGGAGAAAGAACTTTTTAAGTCTCCAAGTATTTTACCACCACCTTCAATTGATTTATCTAAAATAATTTTTACTTGTTCTTGTGCTTTTACGACAACGCCGGTGTAACCTTCTAATGAAGTTGAAAAATTACCCGCTTTTAGTGTTGCCATTGAAAATGCGTTGGTTAATTGGTTATTAGCTAAAATAACAGATTCGGTTGCTGATAAATTTCGTTGTATACTATCAATATTAGCATCGGTGTTATTTTTTAATTCGCTACCTGAACCTTGTATGTTGGATAAAATTTCCCTTACTTTATCAGGACTTAATCCACCAATATCTTGACCTTCAATTGTTACAACACCACCCTTTTGTAATTGAGCATATCCCGCAAGTGTTTCTTGTTCTTCTTTAGATAATTTTTCAAATTGTGGTTTAAATTGGAATTGACTTATAATTTGTTCTTGTTTGGCTAATTTTAATGCAGTTTCTTCAATTTTATCAGCTTCAATTCCAAGATTTTTTAATCCTTTTAATCTTAATCTTTCATTTGCACTTATTTCAAACTGACCTGTTTCTTTATTAAAAGTTGCAATACCTCTTGTGGCGTTAATCAATTGGTCATTTAAACCTTTTAAGTCATTTTGAGCCATGTACAATAATTGTGCACCATCACCCAATTGAGAAAATGAACCACCTAATGTTTGAAGTTGTGCAGCATATTCATAAGCCTTTTCAGGGCTGTCCATGATTTGGTCCGCAAAACTTTGTGCAACACTTAATGTGTCTCCTAAGAGTTGTGATTTTGCAACCATTGACGCCAAATCAGATACTCCTTTTGGGAAACCATATTTGTTAACAATGTCTAATTTACCAGCAACTGAACCAAGAAATTGTCCAACATTTAATCCATAAGCTTTAGCAGTATTAACTAATTGAATTTGTTTTTCGGTAGCGGCATCCATACCACCACCAACTTTGTCAAAAAACTTAACAAATGATGAAATTGTTTCTCCTTTAACACCATGTTTTTCTATTGCCTCAACGTTCTCATAAAATTGTTGGGACAAGTATGTTGTTCTACCTATAGCGGTGTTAATTTCAGTAAACGTTTTAATAACGTCTTCCAAAGACCCACCCATTTTAACAACATTAACCGCAGCTCTTCCTAATTCGTTTTCAACACTTTTTGCATAAGCGGCGCTTTGTCCTAAATTTCTAGCGTTAGAAATTAACTTAGTATCAAAATTTGATACCGTGTTAAGAGTTTCTTTAAAATTACCTTTTAATCTATCAGATATTTTACCAACTTTTTCAAGTTCGGCAGCAAGTCCTGTTACTTGTGTGGTTGTTGATTTAATTTCATCAGCTGATTGCATAATAATAAATATTATTTATTTGATTTTTCACGAGCATCCATAATCATATCGTGTTCTTGAAGAACCTTACCAATAAAATATTTTCTTTCATATGTTGGCATATTCATAATATCAACATAAGAAAAGTTAGCGTTTTTAACTAAAAAAAATGTTTCGTCTAATAGTATTTTTTTATACTCCGAAGAAAGGGCGAAAAAAGTCTACCCCAAAATTGACAGTGATGTCAATTATTTCTCCTGACGGGGTTCTGACTTGTTTGGTTAAATCTAATCTTGGCTCAACCTCTTTTAAAAATTTTCTAATAAATTTAGAATCGGCAATTGGCATTTGTTGAACATACTTTACAATTGATTCTCTATCCGAACTACCATTTATTGAAATAATCTGAGCTTCCAATTTTCTTGTAATAATTGGTGCTATCATACTTTTTGGATAGATTTCCATTTCCTTGTCAATCATGTTCTCCTCACCATATGTTAAAAGTTTTAATTTAACAATGTCTTTTGAAGTCGGTAAAGTTGTTTCAAACAGACCTTCTTGGTCAGGTGTTAGGTCAACTCTTTTAATATTTAATTCTCTCAAATCTACTTCAGCATCAAATCTTTGATTTGTTTTTGGGTCATATGATGACAATATATATTTTGTTCCAAATGCTGTATTTCTTAAAAAAAGTAAAATTGCCTCAATATCACCACCTAACATTTCATCAATCCTAAAATCAGGTTCGTAAATTTTTGATTTCAATAATTGATTAATCACATTATCACTATTTGAACTCATTAAAAGATTTTCATCTTGTGCGGTCAAATATCCTACCTTAACTGATTTTTTTTTATTTTTATAAAATAAACCTTGTGAAGGTAGTGGTACCACATCGTGTGGTAAGTTAAAATTCATTTGTCCGTATTGTTGTTCGTTTTCCATAAAAAAAGCCAGGGATTATCCCTGGCTTTAAATATAAACTGACTTTGTTTTTTGTAAATGAAATATTAATAAACTAAGATACATCTATCAGGACGAAGTGTTGCTGAGATGGTTTGTAAACCGTCATCAGTATAAGACACACCCTGAAAGTCCACGTCTGTTAGGAAACAACCTTGTAAAATCCATTTTTCAACCGCAACACCTGTCGGGTCTAACATTTCCAAAGTAATATCCTTTTTGTAACCCGCGGCATATCCCATACGACCTGTTACTGATTCTGCGTGTAAACGAACCCACTCCATAAGAGCTTGAGCAGCTGATGGTCCGATAGGGTCACGGAATGTAACACCAATTGTTCCCCACTCGAACATACCAGCAACATAAGTTTTGGTATTTAAGAAAGGAATTTCTTTTGATGCAATTGTTATTTTTGGTCTGGCAGCAGATTCTACATACCAAGAATTAATACCCAATGAAGTAGGAAACGTCAAGATAAATCGGTTTTTACGTTTTGGTTCATACGGGTCGGGCATTTTCATTAATAAGTCAGCCATGTGGTTATATTTTTTGTTTTAATTATTTTAGTTTATTTACCTATAAATACTTGATTGTTCAAAATTTTTGTCTTATATTTTCTAGGCGTTCTAGTTTATTAATTATATTAAATATTAATATTTTGTTTTAGTTTGTGATTTAGTTAAATAAGTTGTTACTGGATGCTCTAGTCCAAATTCTTTGTTTAAGAATTCTTTAACTTTTTCCACATTTCTTTCATCGTCATCTGAGAAACCTATTGAAGGTACCACAAAATTATTGGACACATCATTTTTGAACAATACCTTACCACCCACCATGTTTGCAAGTTCCTTACAATAAGTGATAAATTCTCTTAACGCATTTATTTTTCCTTCTTCAGGATTGGCTTCAGAACCAGTTCCGAATGATACAGGGTGAAAACGACACATGTCCAAATATTCTTTAATCATTGTATTGTCATCTTTAATATCCTCACCTGTAAAATCACGATATTTCTTTAATGATTCCACCAATTTTTCTTGGTCCAAACCACTCACATTATTTTTGATGAGTTTGTAAACCGCTTGTTTTAAAATCATTGGGTTGTGTCCACGAGCTGTGATGATGGCAAAAATTGACCCACCATTAACACACTCAACAAAATCGTCCCATGATGGTCCCAAACTTGCCGACATTACATCCACCAAAAATTGTTTTTCACCTTCACCTCTAAAATTTCTAAAAGGATTTGACGCAAAACCAACAATGGTTTTTCCATTATATACAAATGGTTTTTTTCCCAATTCGTTTCTGTGTTCAGCAAAATCATCTGTTGACATACCAATCTCATTATCTTGGTCATCCAAAATCATAATCTTTGTTGGCATGTTCATTACATTATCATCCCAATCAAAAGCATAATATTTGTGGTCAGGTAATCCTGATGGGTCCATGCCCTCAGTTACCATTTCCAACAAATGTCTTCTAATTGATTTTTTTAAACTCATTACTTTTTGTCTTTTGATACTTTTGCAATGATACTTTCTAACTGTGATTCAGTTAAAACAATGTTTTGTGGTTTTTTAGAATAAGTTTTTTTACCATTAGTTGGTACTTCTAAACTTTCCATTAATATTTTTTTTGTGAATTCCATAGTTTTATATATAAATAATAGGGAGAAGAGTTTTATTTCTTCTCCCGTGTTTATTTTTAGATATTTTCAAACGAAGCTCCTGTTGGTGTGATTAAGAACTCAATGTCAATGAATTCAAGAGCTTTTGTTGGTTTAAGGTAAATTTTACCTGTCATTGTATTTCTGTCTAAGTCTTCAGGTGTGTTTGTTACAACAACTCTAAAGTCAATTAAACCTCTATCTCTTCTGATTGAATCCAAGATTGGATTAACAGAGTCCAAGAAATCTTGTCTAACTTTGTCATCGTTTTGTTCAAACAACAATCTAACAGCCACTGCTGAAATTAACTTACGAGCTTGTAATAACAATCTTCTTACGTTGATTCTATCAAGAGCTGATTCAGCGACTTGAGTAGTTTTGTTACCCCAAATCAATGTTCCAACATCCGAGAAAGTCGCGATTGGGTTAATACTACCTTGATATAAAGTATCTCTGTCGTCTTGTGTAAGTTTCTTACGAGCTTTAACTGAATTTACAATA